GCTGGCCGGCTTCCCGCAGGCCCGCTGCACCGAGGTGGCCAACGAGCCGGTCTACGCGATGGAGCACCTGGAGGAGTTTCGCCAGTTCACCAGCGTCCTCACGCTGACCTACCGCGTGTGGAGGTGAGCCGTGATCGCCATGACCTTCCAGGCCGCCAAGCAGGGGTTCTTCGACCGGGCGAAGGTGAAGAACGCGGTCGACGCCGGCACGCGGCGGGTGCTGTCGCGGTTCGGGGCGTTCGTGCGGACGCGGGCCAGGACGTCCATCCGCAAGAAGAAGGGGACCAGCCCGCCCGGATCGCCGCCGCACTCGCACGTCGGTCTGCTGCGCAAGTTCATCCTGTTCGCCTACGACCCGCAGCGCAAGAGCGTGGTCATCGGGCCGACGCTGATCCGCGCGGAGTCGCAGGCCCCGCGACTACTCGAACACGGCGGCGAGGCGGTCCGCCGCACCAAGACCAAGACGCGCCGGCTCCGCTACCGCCCCCGGCCGTTCATGGGGCCGGCCTTCGAGGCCGAGCAGGCACAACTGCCGCCCCTGTGGAAGAACTCCGTCCGCTAAGGAGACACCGATGGCCGTGAAACTCGGGCTTGACGCCAAACTGTATCGCAACACCGGCACGTTCACCTCGCCGGCCTGGAACGAGATCGCCAACGTCAAGGACGTGACCCTGAACCTGGAAGCGGGCGAGGCCGACGTGACCACGCGCGGCAACGCCGGCTGGCGGGCGACCGTGGCCACGCTCAAGGACGGGTCGATCGAGTTCGAGATGGTCTGGGACACGGCCGACGACGACTTCGCCGCCATCCGCGACACGTTCTTGAATCGCGGGGCGATGGAGTTCGCGGTCATGGACGGGCCGATGAACGTGTCCGGCTCGCAGGGGCTGCGGGCCACCTGCATGGTCACCAACTTCAGCCGTAACGAGTCGCTCGAAGAGGCCATCACCGTCAGCGTCACGGTCAAGCCGACCTTCTCCGACAACCCGCCCACCTGGGTCGTCGCCTCCTGATCCACACCCGAGGAGTCACCATGCGTTTCCTGTTCGCCGTCTCTCTGCTCGCCCTCGCGCCGCTCGCGGTTCACGCCGAGCCGCTCCGCATCGGCGGCGAGACGAAGTACAAGCCGCACAGCCTCGTCCGGCTCAAGGCCGAGGGCGTCGATGCCAAGGTCGCGCTCTTGTGGCGGGTCTATCCGTCCAAGGACGTGCAGCGGGCGACCAGCCCGCGCGGCGTGCTGGAGTTCGCCGCCCACCCCGGCACCTACGAAGTCGAACTGCTGGTCATCACCAACGCCGACGGGGCTCTGTCGGTCGAAGAGGCCCGCGTCAGCGTCACCATCGAGTCCTGCACGCCGGTGCCGCCGGTGCCGCCCAAGCCCGACCCCAAGCCTGACCCCAAGCCGCCGGAGGGCGGCAAGCTCGACCCGGTCAACGCCCTGGGCCGCATCCGCTTCGGCAATGCCGGCTGCACCGCCACGGTGATCGGCCCGCGGCGGCCCGACGGCCGCTGGGACGTGCTCACCGCCGCCCACTGCGTCAACGGCGAGGGGCAGCGCGGGACGATGGCCCTCAAGGACGGGCGCAATCTCGCTATCACCGTGGTCGCCCACCATAAGACGCCCGACGTCTGTTGGTGCGTCACGGACGAGGCCGTGGAGAAAATGCCGTTCGCACTCATCGCCGAGAAGAACCCAGAAGTCGGCACCGCCGTCTGGCACATGGGGTACGGGGTCGACAACCCCGGCAACCGCGAGGACGGCACTATCGCCGAGCGGGAGAACGGCCAGGGGCAACTGCGGATGATCCTGAGCGTGTCGTCCGGCGACTCCGGCGGCGGCATCTTCCGGGCCGACACCAACGAACTCGTCTCCGTGGTCTGCTGCACCAGCGGCATGGCCCGCAAGGTGTCGATGTGGGGCTGCTCGGCCGAGGTCGCCCGCCGCACCCGGCCCAAGCCGGCCGACAACGCCGACGAGGCCTGGGTGCCGGTCCCCATCCCGATCTGCAAGGACGGCAAACGCGAGGAGGCCGGCACCGGCGAGTGGGCGCCGCACCCGATCCCGATCCGCACCGCCGGCCCTTCCGCGAAGTGAGGTTCACCATGCACAGCTTTCAGGACAACGCCGGGCGGACCTGGACGGTGGCCATCAACGTGGCCGCCGTCAAGCGGGTCCGCAGCCTGATGAAGCTCGACCTGTACAAGCTCGTTGATGACGGGTTCAAGCCGCTGGGCGAACTGGTGGCCGACCCGGTGCAGCTGGCCGATGTGCTGTACTGCCTGTGCAAGGACGAGGCCGACGCCAAGCAGATCAGCGACGAGGACTTCGGCCGGGCGCTGTACGGCGACGCCATCACCCTGGCGGCCGAGGCGTTCGTGGAGGAACTGTTCGATTTTTTCCCCGACGCCCGGACGCGGATGAGCCTTCGCAAGGTGGTGGCGGCCGGGAAGAAAGTCAAGGCCCGCCTGCTGGATCACGCGGAGACGGTCCTCGACCAACTCGACCCGGAGGCGGAAGCGCGGAAATTGATCGCCTCGTTTGGGAGCTCGCCGGGGTCGTCGGGATCGACCCCGGCCCCTTCACCCTCGCCGAGCTCGTGATCATGGCCGAGGCGGTCAGCCGCCAGCGGTGGGCGCACACTTCGGCCGTGATGTGCGTGATCGCCAACTGCCACCGCGACCCGAAGAAGACCCGCCCGTTCACCCCGGCCGACTTCGACCCGCACCGGAAACGCAAGGACGCCCCACGGGTCAAGGTCGGCATCGGCGTCCTGAAGCAGGTGTTCGTACATGGCTGACGCGAAAGGCATACGAGCCGGTGCCGCCTACGTTGAACTGGCCGTCAAGGACAGCCGGCTCGTCAAGGGCCTCGACGCCGCCGCCAAGAAGCTGAAGGCGTTCGGCGCGAGTGTGGCCGGACTGGGGTCGAGGCTGGACTCGATCAGAGGCGTGGCCATGGACCCAATTAAGGGCATGGTGTTCGACTTCAAGGACGCCGGCGACGCCCTCAACAAGATGGCCGCCCGCACCGGCGTCTCGACCGAGGCGCTGTCCGAACTCGGCTTTGCCGCCGAGCAGTCGGGGGCCGACCTGGAGACGCTCGAAGCGGGCCTCAAGGCGATGCAGCGGAACATTGTCGCGGCCGCCGACGGCTCCCGCGAGATGCGGGCCACGCTCGCCAAGCTCGGCCTGACCGTCGCCGACCTGAAGGCCCTCACGCCCGACGAGCAGTTCCGCCTCTTGGCCGACCGCATCGCCCAGGTCGGCAACCCGACGCAGCGGGCCGCCCTCGCGATGGACGTCTTCGGCAAGAGCGGCCAGAAGCTCATCCCGCTCCTCTCCGCCGGGGCCAAGGGGATCGACGAGTTGCGGGCCGAGGCCAACCGGCTCGGGCTGACCGTCGGCACCGACCAGGCCCAGTCCGCCGCCGACCTGCAGGACGCCTGGAACCGGCTCGTCAAGACGCTCAAGGCCGCCGCCTTCGCCATCGGCGGCGCACTCGCCCCGGACCTGACGGCGCTCCTGGGCACGGTCACGCGGTTCGTGGTCGGGGTGGTCAACTGGGTCAAGGAGAACAAGGCGGTCATCGTCACCGTGGCCAAGGTGATTGCCGCCGTGGTCGGCGTGGGCGTGGCCCTGATCGCCGCCGGCGGGGCCATCTCGTTCGTCGGCGCGGCCATCGGCGGGCTGGTGTCGCTCATCATGGGCGTCGTCGCCGTGTTCAAGATCCTGGCCGCCGTCGTCGCGGCGATCTTGAGTCCGATCGGCCTGGTCACCGCTGCCGTGGTCGCGCTGGCCGGCTACCTGATCTACACCTCCGACACCGGCAGCCAGGCCCTCGGCTGGCTCGGCGAGCAGTTCAACGGCCTCAAGGAAACGGCACTCGCGGCGTGGCAGGGTATCTCCGACGCGCTGGCCGCCGGCGACATCGGCCTCGCCGCCCGCATCCTCTGGCTCACCCTCAAGATGGAGTTCCAGAAGGGGGTCTTGTGGCTGGAGGAGAAGTGGATCGACTTCAAGAACTTCTTCATCGACACCTTCTACCGTGCGGTCTACGGCCTGGCCCGCTTCCTCAACGACGCCTGGGCCGGCATCCAGGTCGCCTGGGTCGAGACGGTCAGCTTCCTGGGCACCACCTGGACGAACTTCATCGGCATCTTGCAGAAGGCGTGGAACCGCTTCAGCGGCTTCTTCAAGAAGGTGTGGGCGCGGGTCAAGAGCGTGTTCACCGGCAAGGACGCGGGCGAGGAGATCGCCCGCATCAACGACGAGGTCGCCGCCGAGGACAACGCCATCAACGCCCGCCGCGACGCCGCCGTCAACGAGCGCGAGGCGGAACGGCAACGCCGCCGGGCGGCCATCGAGGGCGAGCGGGCCGGGGTCGAGGACGAGCTCAACCGCATGCAGGAGGCCGAGCGGGCCGAGCGCGAGAAGCGCAAGCAGGAGACGCTCGCGGCCGGCGAGGCCGACATCGCCGCCGCCCGCAAGGAGTGGGAGGACGCCCTCGCCGAGGCCAAGCGCAAGCGCGAGGAGGCCGATGCCCGGGTGCCCGAGCGGATGAAGCGGCCCGACATCCCCGAGCTCGACGAGGTGGCCGACACGGCCCGCGAGAAGGTGGACATCCAGGGCACGTTCAACGCGATGGCCGTCCGCGGGCTGGGGGCCGAGTCGCTCAGCGAACGCACGGCCAAGGCGGCGGAACAGACAGCGGCGAACACCAAGAAGCTCGTGCAGGAGGCCCAGCTCGGCGGCCTCGTCTTCGCGTGAGGCACTGATGGCGATCATCATTGAGAAGTTCGACAGCCGCGAGGCGACGGTGGGCATCGACAGCCCGTCGGTCGACCTGCAGTTCATGGTGCTGGGCACCGAACTGGACGCCGAGGTGCGGGCGTTGGTGCAGGCCACCCTGCCGCTGACCTACGGCAACCTGGTCTTCCAGAACTACCACATCGCCCACCAGGGCGGCG